CCTAAAGTACACGGTAGTGGACAAACAGGAACAACTCTCATCTTAGGAAACATTTACACTGCTCCTGTTGCTGGAGACACTCTCACCATTGCTGGTGTCACAGGCACATATACAGTGGCTAGTGCTGGTGTTTCTTTTGATAGCACAAACAAGAGAGTGACGCTAACACTGACAGCATCTATGGCTAGCAGCCCTGCTGATAAAGCTGCTGTAACTTTCACTTCTCATACAGGCATTATGAAAGGTGTGGCGGCATGGGAACAAACTGTAGTTGCTTGTAGAAACAATGACATTTATAAATCTACAGGCAGTGGCTGGACAAAGATTAATGTTCCTTCGTATGGCACAGTGTTGGTTAACGGAGGCAGTCAAACAGGAAGCAGCTTAATAGTAGATGGCTTGACAGATGTTCCCAAAGCGGGAGATACCTTCACTGTTGCTGGTGTAGAGAAAATATACACTGTCACAGCAGATGCCACTGTTACAAGCGGCGGTGCTACATTAGCCATCAATCCTACTTTAGCTAGCAGCCCTGCCGATAATGCAGCCATCACTTGGCTCTCTGTTAATTATAGTAGTGGCATTAAAGTTAGAACTACTAAGTATAGAAGTAATAGCATTGATAAAATTGTTGGTGTAGATGGAACAAACTATCCTTTTGTGTGGGACGATACTACGTTTTTACGTTTAGATGTCAATGCAGACTTGCTTGGTGCTGACTTTGTTGTGTTCCATAAAAATCAATTGTTTTTTGTAAACGAAGACAAGCTTATTTTTTCTGCTCCTTTTACAGATAATGATTTTACAATTGCTAACGGAGCAGGTGTAATTAACGTTGGCGCTGTTATAACAGGCATTATTGTATTTAGAGAAATTTTAATTATTTTTACTGAAAGAAGTATTAGTCAACTTGTTGGAAACACCATAGCAGATTTTAATCTTCAGCCAATTACAAGAAATGTTGGTTGTGTAGCTAGTGACACCATACAAGAAGTAAGCGGAGACATTATGTTCTTAGGCCCTGAAGGGCTGAGACTTCTGAGTGCAACAGATAGAACTGGAGACTTCAACTTAGGTGTGGTGTCTAAGCCTATTCAAGCAGAATCAACTGCACTCATCTCTTCTAGCAGTAGTTTTGCTAGTGTTGTTATTAAACAGAAGTCGCAATATAGATTGTTAGGGTATAATGCTTCTGTTACAGCAGACAATGCTAAAGGCATTTTAGGCACACAGATGGCTGGAGATAATACTAGCGCAATAGCTTGGGCTGAGACAGTGGGCATTAAAGCTTATGTGGCAGATAGCAATTATATAAATCAAACAGAAACCATTGTATTTGCTCATGCTGATGGGTATGTGTATCAAATGGAAAGTGGTAATAGTTTTGACGGTGGTAACATTGTAGCTAGCTTTGCCACTCCATATGTTCCAGTTAATGATCCACGAGTTAGAAAAACTTTTTATAAGTTGTTTTTATATACAGACCCACAAGGCTCTGTAAATATGTCAGTTAATTTAAAGCTAGACTTTGATGATTTTGGAAGCATTCAACCAGAAACCATCACGTTGTCTAATGTAAATAGTGGAAGTGTTGGGTTCTATGGAACCAGTACAGCTAAGTATGGCACTACAAGATATGGCACAAAGCTTAAGAAGCTGTTCCAAACACAAGTAATTGGAAGTGGGTTTTCTGTATCGTTGCAATTTGTCTCAGACGGTACAGACCCTCCTTTCTCATTAGACGCTGCAACGCTGGAATATTCTACCCATGACAGACGATAATGTGGTAAAACTGTTAGGCATTTATTAAGGAAATAATATGGCTGGATATACAAGAGTAGATACTATTAACAACATTGCAGACGGTAATGTTATTAATGCTGCTGATTTAGACGGGGAGTTTGATGGTATTCAAGCTGCCTTTAATTCTTCTACAGGTCACAACCATGATGGCACTGCTGGAGAGGGTGCTCCCATTCTTGCCCTTGGCCCTGTACAAGATGTGACAATTTCTTCATCTGTGTTGGGTGTTAAAACCACAAACACTGTAGATCTTGGTACAACTGGTCTTAAATTCAAAGACTTTTATTTAGCTGGTAATGCTTCTATTGGTGGCACACTAGCTGTCACTGGAGCCACCACTTTGTCAGCGGCCCTAACATATGGTGGCGTTACATTAAGCAATGCTGTAACAGGCACTGGTAATATGGTGTTATCAGCCTCTCCTACACTGACAGGGACAGCAGGATTTGCAAATATAACGGCTTCTGGCACACTAGCTGTCACTGGTGTAGCCACATTAACAGCACAGCCAGTCTTATCTTCATTAACAGCTTCACAAGCTGTCTTCACTGATGCTTCTAAAGGGCTAGTGAGCAATGCAATTACAGGCACTGGTAGTGTTGTTATGTCAGCCTCTCCTACATTGACAGGCACTCTTGGTGCTGCTGCTGCCACTTTTTCCGGTGCAGTCACTCTTGGCGATGCTTCTGCTGATGCCATCACTGTCAATGGCACAGTCACCAGCAATTTGATTTTCACTGACAACACCTACGACATTGGTGCATCTGGTGCAACTCGACCACGTACAGGATATTTTGGTACATCAGTCATTTCTCCTTTAGTGGACGCTACCAACCTTGAAGTGACTAACCTAAAAGCTCTTGACGGCACAGCGGCGGGTTCTATTGCGAACTCCACTGGGGTTGTGACGCTGGCCTCGTCTGTGCTGACCACTACCGACATTAACGGCGGCACGATTGACGGCACAGCTATCGGTGGTTCTACGGCTGCTGCTGGTGCATTCACCACGCTAACAAGTAATGGTGCAACAACCTTTACCGCTGGTACAGCGAGCACATCTACAACTACGGGTACTGCTGTAATCACAGGCGGTTTAGGTGTAAGTGGAAGAATCAACGCAGCCAACTTTGATGGTATTGTTGGTGCTAATACGGCTGCTGCTGGTGCATTCACCACGCTGTCTGCTACTGGTGTCACAACTGTACAGGCTGGCACTGTTTCTGCCCCTGCTATCACCACAACTGGCGACACCAACACAGGCATCTTCTTCCCTGCGGCTGACACTATTGCTTTCTCTGAAGGTGGTGTGGAGGCTATGCGTATTGATACAAACAGTAATGTGGGTATTGGTACTACGAGTTCAGCAACCAGATTGCATGTAGTTGGAACAGCCGCTTACGACCCTCTTCGTTTAGAGTCAACAGTATCTGGTTATGAGCGTTCTTGGACTATTGGCCCTAATGTCGGAATAAGCGGCCAATTTGTAATTAGAGATACAACTGCTGGCGAAAACAGAGTAAACATCGACTCCGCTGGCAACATGGGTCTTGGTGTTACGCCTAGTGCTTGGTACTACCCTGCTGTATCTCTTGCAAATGGTTCGTTTTATTCACGCCCAGACCCATCATCAGGCATTGCTGCTAACGCTTATTCATCTACTAGCGGCGGAGGGTGGAAATACATTGCAACAGCGGCTGCTACGCGTTACGAACAATCTGCTGGAACCCATACATGGTCTTACGCCGCATCAGGCACAGCAGGGAACACAATCAGCTTCACCCAAGCAATGACTCTGGATGCTAGTGGGAATTTAGTTATCGGTACTACTGAAGCCGCACAAGGCAAATTGGATGTTCGTGGTGCTTTGGCTATTTCTAATAGCACCACAAGTTACTGGAAACTAGATCGTAATGACTCTGATGGGTCTTTGCAGTTTATTGATACATCCACCGAACGTGCCCGTATCGACTCCAGCGGTAACTTGCTGGTGGGAAGCACTACAAGTCCAAGCGGCTCTGGAAATATTTTTGTTGCAACTACTGCCTTTATTGGAACAACAAATGCAGACCCTACTAATAATAGAGTAACGGGTATGCAAGTTCGTTCGGATGGACGACTTTATACAAGAGCAAATGGCTCTTGGGATGTAGGAATAAGTAGCACATCAGGTGCTCATATGACTTTTTATACCGATAATGGTTCTGCCCGTGTTGGGGCTGGAAATATTAGCTCAAACGGAAGCACGACAACTTACGGAACAGGTTCTGATTATCGGATGAAGACCGATGTGCATCCGATGACAGGCGCACTCGAAAAAGTATTGCAGCTTGCCCCTGTTACCTACAAATGGGTTGCCGGTCTTGGCGGCACAAAGGAATCGGGTCAAGGCTTCATCGCTCACGAACTGCAAGCTATTGTTCCAGAGTGCGTTATCGGAGAGAAAGACGCAGTGGACGCTGATGGCAAGCCTGTTTACCAAGGCATCGACACCAGCTTCTTGGTTGCAACACTGACAGCCGCAATCAAAGAACAACAAGCCATCATCACTTCACTGACTGACCGCATCACTGCATTGGAGCAAGCATGACAACCACTTGGACAATCTCCCAACTTGACCGTCAAACTTCTGATGGATTTGTAACCACTGCCCACTGGCAAGCCACAGCAGTAGATGGAGAGCATTCAGCCTCTATTGTTAACACTTGCTCATGGTCTGATGGCACTCCCACTGTTGCCTATGCCGACCTGACACAAGAACAAGTCCTTGGTTGGATTTGGTCTCATGGTGTGGATAAGGACGCAACAGAAGCGGCTCTAGAGGCTCAGATTGAACTAAAGAAAAATCCTGTTCAAGCTACAGGAGTGCCTTGGTAATGGAAGTAGAAAACAAATTCATCTCTGAAACAGAGGCTAAGCTGATGACACATGAAGAAGTGTGTGCTCAGCGATATGAGGCCATTAAGAAGTCTTTTGAAGAAGGCGACAAGCGTATGACAAAGATTGAATATCTTTTGTATGCTGTCATTGTGGCTGTGTTGTTTGGCCCCGGCGTTGCTGCTGAGTTTTTTAAGAAACTTTTAGGAGTTTAAAATTGATCCAATCAGCCTTTGTCTCCTTGCGGCAGGTCTTGTCAAGAACATACAAGCTGGCTGTGAGCTTTACAAACAAGCCAAAGAATCTTTTGTTGAGATTAAGAGCACTGTTGACGAAGTTGTTGGTATTGGCAAAGAGGTGTATGGATTTTGGGGTCAGCTTCTTGCCTTCTTTGGTAGCAAGCCTAAGCCTCAAGCTGTTCAGCCTGTGGCTAAGCCTAAGAAGACTAAGTATGTTGCTGTTGACGAAACTCAAGTTAAAGTTGACATCGTCAAAAACCTAACAGAGTTTTTTAAACTTCAAGAACAACTAGCTGCACACATAAGAGAAGAAGAAGATAAGTCAAGGAACGTATACGATCCAAATCAGAACCACATGGAAGCTGCCTTAAAGAGAGTGATGGCACAGCAACAGATGGCTGAATTGGAGATAACGATTAGAGAAACAATGGTGTATCAGAGTCCTCCTGAAATGGGAGCTTTATACAGTTCAGTGTTTGAAATGCGTGAGGTTATACAGGAAGAACAAGAAGGAGCCAGACTTAAAGAAGAGGCTAAAGAAAGATATAGGCTATGGCTACGAAGGGAAAAACAAAGAAACTTCCAAGCAAAGCTAATCTACCTAGCCGCAACAATGATATTTATCGTGTACCTTTGGATGTGGTTCCTCCTCATAAAGAATTGGGGGAGGACATAATGGGATGGATAGCAGCTTGTATATTAATAGCAGTGTTACTTCCTCTACTAGGTTTTTTATATGTAGACATATTGGAAGTTAAGCACGAGTCGAAGACACAACTTGAGAAGGTTGAGAAATTGCGAAAGCAAATTGAACAAAAAGAAAGGAAACAAAGAGATGACTAAGCAACTAGAGAAAGATTCAAACTTCAACCAGTTTGATACAGATCATGATGGTGTGGTGACAGATGCTGAATTGGCACGGTCAGAACGCATGCTGATGATTGAGAATATGGACAAGATGGCTGACCAACAAAGAGTTATGGCATGGGCTGCTCTTGGTGCTCCTCCTGCTTTGATTGCTTTCATGGCTTCTGCTTTGGTTACACTGGAGAAGGTGAATGCTTTGAGTGGTTTGACTACCACCTATTGTGCAGCTATGGGAACCATTGTGGTGGCTTTCATGGCTGCTCAAGCCTATGTTAGAGGTAAGACTAACGATGCGTAACCTGCTATCTGGTCTGATAGCTCTGCTGCTTGTATTTGGTGGTGGCTATTGGTATGGCACAGAAGCTGAATATGACAGGCAACAAGCCGAGATAGCTGCTCTTAATGCTAAGGCCAGAGAGACAGAGAAGCAGATGGCTGTAGTGGCTACAACATATGCTGATACATTGAGAAAGTCTAATAAAGATGCTGAAAAGAAAATTACCACTCTTAGGGCTGCTGTTGCCTCTGGTGATGTGCGCTTGTCAATCCCGACCCAAGGCTCCGTATGTCCCTCCTCAGATGCCTCCGTTGCCACAGGAGATAACGATGGAGAGACACGAGCCGAACTTGACAGATCGGTTGGTGAAGCTCTTATCGCCATCACAGCCGAAGGCGACACAGCCATAAGAAAGCTTAATGCTTGTATAGAAACTTATAACACTCTAAGGAATATGAAATGAATTTAACAGCCAACTTCTCCCTGCATGAATTGACTAAGTCTGAGACAGCCTTGCGTCTTGGTTTGGACAACACACCAGATGCTACAGTTACTGCCAACTTAAAAACTCTTTGTGAGAAAGTGTTACAACCTGTTAGAGACCATTATAAAAAAGGTGTCAAAGTGAACTCAGGCTATCGCTCTCCAGAGAGTAATGCAGCAGTGGGTGGATCGAAAACCTCAGATCATTGCAAGGGCTTTGCCTGTGATTTGGAAATACCCGGTGTTGCTAATGCTGACCTCGCTAAATGGATTATGGATAATTTAGAATACACACAGCTCATCCTTGAATTCTACACCCCCGGTATTCCTGATAGCGGGTGGGTACATGTCTCATACGACCCAAG